AAAGTCACAGTACAGATGTTGCGGGATGCCTGGGCCTGCCTAGACCAAGTAGCCATCTTTGCGAAAGAATGGCCTAATGGTATAGAAATTACCGAGGCCAGTACAGCGCGGGCAATCCAATTGGGGTTAGACATTCCCTGGTTTGCCCAACAGTTTCTGAGCGGCAACGCGCGGGCAGTTTGGAATGCGGCTGCCAAAACGGCCTACGCGACTTTCCAACAGGCCACAACAGAGGCGTGGGAAATCTACAAGCGCACAATGTGGCAAGAGCCTACCGAGCGGGCTAGGGCATCAGCCGCCTACGAGAAGGTTGCCAAGCCCGCGGGGGATGCTTGGGACAGGTCGTGGATTGAGGCATTGGTACTTGCAGTCGAGACAATGGAGGCGTCAAGTGGAATGGACAACTGAATGGCCTACAGAGCCAGGCGTTTATTGGTTCTATGGGTGGTGCGTTAGCTACAGACGTGTACCGGCTAACTTTTATTGCGTTGAAGTATGGAAGGAAGGGAATAGCATTGGCTATGAAGCTTGCGGGCACTCTCTATACAAATCCGAAGGCGCAGAGGGTGTTTGGCAGCCAGTACAGTTTCCCGAACCGCCAGAGGAGCAAGAGACATGAAACGATATACAGCTTTAGTTTGTGCGTTGGCCGTTCTAGTATTGGCAACGGTGCTGGTAGTCGGGGGTTGCAGCAAGTCAGCCCCTGCGACTGGGGCAGTAGTGACCGGAATCAGCATAAGGGGCAGCGGGGTCTATCGCTTTACCGACCTCAACGGTACAGTGACATGCTGGGTATACGGCTATAGGGGCGGCATGTCCTGCATCCCAACGAAGGATATTGGACATAGCCCGCTTAAGTGAGTTGCTCAATTTGACAAAATCGCGAATCTGTGGTATACTGGGGTAGAATTCTGGCAAGATGGAAAGCGGGCTTTTTCTTTGCAGCATAGCCCAATATACAATCGTAGATTACCCCCTACGTGCCCGCACCAACCCTCTTTTCATCTTGCCATGAGAAGGCTTGCTGCCTGGCCGTAGGGGGTTTTCTGTATCGACTAAGGATGCAGAAGATGATAGCAGGGATTTATGAGATCAAGAACAGGCTAGACAGGATGGCGTATGGCGGGAGTTCAGGGAACATAGAGAGGTGGTGGGGGGATCATCGCCGGATGCTTCGTAATGATAAGCATCACTGCATACATTTGCAACGCGCCTGGAACAAGTATGGCGAGGACGTATTTGAGTTTCGCGTACTTGAAGTAATTGAAGACCACGATGAACGAAGGGCGGCAGAGCAGGAATGGCTTGACATACACCACGCCAATAAGACTTGCTATAATATTGCGATTACGGTAGGGAATGCAGGGCCTATGGCCAAAGAAACTAAGCAAAAGATCGCTACGCGCCTGACGGGCCACAAGCGCACTAGCGACGAGTGCCGCGCGATAAGCGAACGCATGGTGGGCAAGCAATACAGCCTGGACTGCAAGCATACTGATGAGCAGAACCGCGCGAAGAGCGAGCGTATGATGGGCCATCCAGTTTCTGACGCGACCAGGCAAAAGATAGGGGCTGGTAACGCTGGACCATATCCTGCATTCATTCACAGAGACACGGGCGAGATCATCCCCGCTGGCAGAAATATGGAGCGATTGTGCCGAGAGCGCGGGCTGCAACCATCCTGCATGTGTGACGTAAAGAACGGCAAGCAGTCTCATCACAAGGGATGGATGCCGCTTATTGAAATGAAGTCTTTGCACAAAGACTTTTCAAAACAGAGAGGAGATATGGAATGACATATAAGATAGATGATACATCACTTTGCCGTAGTTGTGGCAAGCCCATAGAGTACATAGGGCCTTATTGGCGGCATACTACTACCAGCCCGCGCCATGACGGCATCCCAACGCCAAGCCTGTCTGCCTTACGACATCCTATACAGCCATTAGGGTTAGATGGGCATGGGACACTTCGTTTCAAAGCTAATGCCATTGTGCGCTTCCTCTTAGATGATGGCCCCAATGACATGAACCGCCTGGCCATCATGCAATTCTCGCGCGAAGACCAAGTACAATTCGCGCAACTCATAGGCTACTCACTGAGCGGGTTTGGCGACTTGTCTTACGTTGACGATGAGGACTACGAGAGGGCTGCTAGCTGCAAGACTGTGGCGGATTGGAGAAAATAGACTATGCCAAAGCGAATCCAACGCAAGCGAGCGAAGGGCTGGCGGATGCCGCCAGGCGCAATCTACGTGGGCGATCCCACGATTTACGCCAACCATGCCTCTTGGCGAGCAATGGGGCGCGCAGGGGCCACAGAATGGTTCCGCCGAGAGACTATCCCCCATTGGCAGAGCGACGCCCCAGACGACTTTCGGCAGCGGCTCGATGAGCTCCGGGGCCACGACCTGGTTTGCTGGTGTCCACTAACTGACGACGATGGCAATCCGGTTCCCTGTCATGCTGATGTGTGGTTGGAACTAGCAAACCCATGAGTGCCTGGAACGCTATTCCTGCGGGGCAACCGTTGGGCGAAACACGTCGCGATCTCATAGGTATTCATTTTGCCCTGAACGAACCGTGCTCCTGCGGGTGCGGAAATCCCATCCGCGAGCCGGTGAACATGCACCACGGCGTCTTGCCTAAAGCAAAGTGGCGGTACGTATCCAAAGAAAACTGGGATGTTCGGGACCACCCGTGCAATCTGTTTGTAATCAACGCGGAATGCCACGACAACCATCCAGGGCCTAGGTTCTTCTGGGCTTTGGCTGTCAAGAGGTATGGGGAGAAAGCGGTTCGTGCGTGGTATCAGGAGGCACAGAGGTGCTTCAAGAGCACATTGGAGGACTATTCGTGAACACATCGCCATTTATGAGAAAGTGCGCTTACTGTGGCGCGGCAGCAACCGGTATGGATGCAATAGGGTTGCCAGCCTGTTGGGACCATCAGGGCGAGGCCGACGAGTACTTTGAGCAGCGCATGGACCGTTCGCCCCACGAGGATACTTACCTGCACTGCGACGAGCACGGTGATGCCTGGGCGCCTGGCTGTAAGCGTTGCGAGGCATGTTCACAGCACCACTACGGGATGCCAGTGAGCGACTTCCTCGCATCACCAGCTAGCGAGATAACAATCTTCACCATTGACAAACGGCAATGATTGTGTCACAATACAATCGATTGGAGGCGACAATGACAGAATTGACATGGCGCGGCAGACCACTTAAAGAGTTGTCGCGTGAGAACCTTATACGGGTAGTGACAGAGCAACATACTGTAGCAACACGTATGGCAGAGAGGGCATATACACGCCAGAAAGAGCGGGCGGCGGTGAGCGTTGACGGGAAAAGGGCAATGACTGATACGGGGTGGACATGGTACGGGGAAGCTGTAGAAGAAATGACCCGCGAAGAGCTCATAGCGGCATTGGCTAAATTGAATGAGATGTATTGCAATCTAATCACACAATGCCACGAGCAATACGGGCCACAGGGCAGCATAGCGAACAGAGCCATGACGATGTCGCGCCAGTTGCGAGAGTTGTTGGCTTGGTAGTCCCAGGGTACAATCGATTGGACACCCAACGTGATTTCATGGACACATCACAGCAACGAGGGCATTGCATGTACACATTCGGAGAAATCGTGGAACATCCGCATCCTGCGATACCAAATCTTTACACCTACATCGCGCCCATAGGTGTCAGGGGATTCTCGCTGTGTTACCGCATCCGGCGCCTAACAGGGGCTGATGGTGGGTCGCTAGATTTCGGCCTTGGCTGGGCATATTGGCTAAGAGGGGCATGGGAGTTAGACTGATGGAAAAGACAATTACTTTCTTGGGCGTAGAGAGCATCCAATACGTCTTCACGGAGGGTGAAGTCGCAGAAGCGCTGATGGAGAAGTACCAAATCAAGCATAGTTACGACTGCGAGTTTGCTTTTTATGAGCCGTTTGATGAAAAGCCTGCTCGTGCTGTACTGGTAATCAGATATACAAAGCCAGTAGAGGAGAAGATATGACCGAGTCTTTGCACAAAGAGTCTGAAGGCGCATATACGGGCTCAGTGCGAGCAACATGGGTATGGGTAGAAGTGCCAGAAGTGCCGCTTGAAGAGTATACCCGCGAGGAGCTTGAAGCCGCCATAGAAAAGTGCCGCGAGATGCCCGACTGGAGGCAGGCGCGGGCCGAAGCAAAGTGTTGGAAGACACACGCTGTCAAGCTGGCAGATGTATTGCGTCAATATAGTAATGCGAGTCCGGCCCTTACCTACTTCGATGAAGCACTAGCATGGTCTAACGGAGAGAAGACATGGCCAAGAACATAGATGACATGACACTTGAAGAACTTCGCAAGGCGGTGAAGGACAAGGTTACAGAGTACTTACGCCATGGGCACACAGACACCTCGGGGGACTGGTCTGCCACCCCCGCTGCTTATAAAGAGGCTATAGCCTTAGAGGAAGACAAGATAGTTGATGAATGCTTAGAAATAATAAGGAGACCCATCAGGAAGCCAGTGGCGCCTGTAACCGTGGTTACTAAATGCAGGAATGCTACACTTGTCTCCTGCCCCGTATGTGGACACCCATGCAGGCATGATAGGTTGCTGCCAATGAGTGTGTCAAACATGCTCTCGCGCCTCATCGCTTTCGCCGGGGAACACCAGGAGGAGACATGACCAGGAACACAGACGACACCCCGCATGAAGTGGCTGACTGGGAAGATGGGTTCCCCCCATGCAAGCATGATGACGTATGGGAGATTGGCTGCGAACGCTGCGAGGAGTGCGCGCAGTACTATTACGCGATGTCAGTAGCTGAACTCTTGGCGACGGAAGAGTGACAACGGAATTACACTCAAAATATGAGAAAATTCTCTGGGGGAGAAATATGAATTCAAAAATTCGCGACACATGCCGTGGGGCAAAATTGGAGGAGACAACATGCAAGTGATCCTGAACCCTGGCACAGGGCCAGTAACCAACGCCACAGAAGCCAACGCCACCGAAAACATCAAGCACTTCCTGGCCGACGTTGGTATACCCAATATCAATTGGATGCGGGCCCCTAAGATGGACTACGGCGAGGGCCGGTATGCTTTCCTGCTCTGGAAGGGCAACCAGTGCTCCGAGGTCCAGATGCCGGGGCTACCCCTGGAACGTGTCAGGTTCATGGAAAACGAGGGGCAAAACATCTTTGACTTCCCCCGGCTGTACGTGGACAACGGCTCGTGGATATGGTGTATTGCTATCGATTGTGTTTTTGCAGACGAGGACTGACTTGCGCGTAACAGTATACAAAGACAGCGACAGGTATCTGGCGCTGATAGCTGACGGCTGGTGGATGGCCTACGGTACGACGGCCAAGCAGGCACTCAAGAGGGTACTCAAGAGATACGAGCGGGAAATGAGACACAGGCTGACCAGGGAGGATATGCGATGGAATGGATTGCAGTTGAGCGTGGGTTTGTGAAAAACAAGCTGTACCTACTATGTGGGCGAAACTATTGGGGCGAAAACGTAATGGACTTTGGCTTCTGGAATGGCGACGAATGGGACTTGGCAACTAACAACTTTGAACCCCAGTTCTATGCCGTGATAGAATGGCCGCCAGAGTTGGAGGAGACTGATGGAGAAGCTAACTGAACTAAGAACTTACAGGGTTGATTTGGTCTGTGCACAGTGCGGGAAGGGCCGCATGATTCAAACAGGGGAGCTCCCCACCGACTACCCACCGCGGTTCCCACACCGATGCTCGACGTGTGGCTGTGAGAAGAGATTTGATCATATCTATCCTCGATATACAGAGAAGGACGTAGAGGTAAGTAACGTGGCCACCGCTGAGCAAGGAGGAGACTGATGGAAGACCTGATTGAAGCGCTACAGATATTCTTGAAATATAGAAACAAGAAGTTCCCCACGCATTGCGAACATGACATCCTGTACGTTTGCGGGATTGACCAAGCCGCGGTGTCAGGCGAGGATAAGTTTAGGCTTGCAGAGCTTGGTTTCCTTCTTGACCCCGAGGGCATAGGGTTCATGTCGTATCATTACGGCGCGTGCTAACGTTGCACACTTGAGGAGACGACGTGACCAATAACATAGACGACATAACGCGCGAGGAATTCGCTGAGGCATGGGCCGAGATGCCCTGGTGGTACAGGGAATATCTCTATTCAAAGGCAGTCTTTTCACTACTGCCATACTACTGCCTACCCGCGTGGCTGACACTGCTCGCGTTGCTGGCCATTGTAGCAGTTGCACACTTGAGGACTGGGATTTGACGCACCAACATAAGCGACAGGGAGATATGCCATGAAGAGATTCGTAGCCTTTCTTATTTTTTGCATTGCTTTGACATCGTGTGGCAACGCGTGCGACACTGATGAATATTTCACCACAGTAAGCCCGTTGCTCCAAGAGTGGGACGACATAGTTAGTATAGCACATAGAACGTCACGGATTGCCCTACCCAGTGTGCTTTCCAATCTACAAAGTATCAAGCGACGTACCGAGCGCCTCGAAATCCCAGGGTGCTTTGAAGATGCCCACTCGTTCCTGATAAAAGACATGCACTATACCATCGAGGGCTTTCTAGCATTCGCCGGGAGCGCAGACGACGCGACCATAAGTCAGAAGTTCGGCCTGGCCCAGACCAATGGCGAGACGTGGCTGCTAAGATTGACATCTGCAAAATGAACATAACGCACACTCTGTAATTTGACAAAATCGCGAATCTGTGGTATAATGCAAAAGTGCCAGAATTGGAAAAGGGCTTTCTTTCTGCAGAAGGCTCAATATAACAATCGTAGAATAACCCCTACGTGCGACGGCTCTCTTCCGACTCTGGCACACAGACAGGCTGACTGCATCGCGTGCGTAGGGGTTTTCTGTATCAACAGGGGATGCAGAAAATGACAAAGGGTACTTATGAGATTAAGAACAGGTTGGATGGGATGGCGTATGGGGGGAGTTCTGGGGACATTGAGCAACGGTGGATGGCACACCTCTGGATGCTTCGCAACGACAGACATCACTGTGCGCATCTACAGAATGCGTGGAACAAGTATGGTGAGGACGTGTTTGAATTTAGCGTGCTTGAAGTGATTGAAGACCCAGATGAGCGTTTGGCGGCTGAACAGGCGTGGCTTGACATACATCACGCCAACAAGACTTGCTACAACGTTGCCATTACAGCGGGGCCAGCAGGGCCTATGGCAGAAGAGACCAAGCAAAAGCTAAGCGCGGCGCACAAGGGCAAGAAGCATACTGATGAGCACAGGCGCAATAATAGCAATGCCAAGATGGGACACGCAACTTCTCCAGAGACTCGCAAGAAACTAAGCAAGGCAGGCATGGGGCGCGTAGTCTCTGAGGAGACACGCCAAAAGTTGCGCGACAGGGAGTACACCGAAGAAGCGCTCTGCAACATGAGCGACGCCCAGCGCGAATACTCCGCAGCCAGGCGCAAGTGGCTTGTTGGCTGTGACACCAGGTGGTATTTTGACGAGTTTGATGAGGACGATTTAGAATACAGAAGGAGTCTGGGAAGATGAGAAGGCACAAAGACAACGCGGCGCGGAACGAGGAGATCTAATATGGGGCGCAATCTATACGAAATAACACCACAAGGCGGGATAAAGTTCACGTCTCGCCGCATGGGACAGGTAAGAGTAGCCAACTATGTCTACGATATCTGGCTGCCTATCCTGGGCGCGAAGGGAGTAGCAGTGTATAGCGTATACTGCCGGTTAGAACGCGAGGGGGTAGTCAAGGCTATTACACAGGCAGACTTGGCGCGGGCCTGCCGAATAGGGCCAGACACGTTGCGGGGGATAAATGAGCAGCTTGAAGAGTGTGGATTTGTCAAGATTACAAAGCCAACAGCCTACAAGCGACTGATGCATTGGACGACCGAAGTTGAAGTATACGACCCGCCAACAGAAGTGCCAGCAGAAATCGTGGAAAAGTACCAACACCGCCAGGGCTATAAAGCATTGTCCACTTGGCTCGTAGCCCCCGAAACAGTAGGCCAGCAACTACCTAGTATTTCCGAGGAAACTAACCAGTCGCTTGACGAGCAACTGCCTAGTTGTCCCAACGTTGTATCCCTTGGGTTGAATACCTTGGATGTTGCAAACACTACGACTAACGTCGTGGGGCAAGAAAACAACAATAAGACCCACGTTGACGTAGTAAAGAGCATTACACCTACCAACGTAGAAGTCACACCAACCCACGTTGGGGACAAAGCAACTGGGCGTGTTCTGGGGGAGAGCATACAACTCTTGGAAGACGGCATCGAGATAGAGGGGCCATTCGATGTTGAGTTTATAGAGATGGCTGAACCAGACCACGTTGAGGACAGGGGGGCGGGTTTTCTCATGCCTGATGGGAGGTACATTACGCAAGACCAGCTCACGGCAGACCTCGCGCCTGATGGTTATCCGCGCGACTGCGAGGAGATTTTCGAGTTCGCAACGCCAGCCCCTCGCGTTCAGCGCACAAAAGTTGAGCGTGAGGCCATCATCGCTAGGGCTATGGACACCTATCAGCACAAGCATTCGTTGGGCGGTGAGAGCGAAATCGCCCAGACCTGGGCCAACGTACCAACCGCGCAAGGTGTCATCCTAACCTGTTTCCACCGACTCAGCGGCATGGCAGAGCCTGTCACGAAATCGCGGCGTGACAGCGCGACACATGCTGCTGAAGTTTTATACAAAGAAATCGGATCAGCCCGCGACGTCTGCAAGAGGCTAGACGCGTTTTTCGCTGAGCGTGCCAAGGGCGAGAAGTATCAGTTTGACATCGTGAGTTTGCACAGCCTCGTGAATACGTTGTGCGCGATGCAGGAACAGGCGGCTGGACCGAAGATTATCAGGGTGGGGGGATAGACATGGCTGAGATATGGAAAGTGTGTCGGGTAGATGCGGGCGGTACGTGGCGGAGTGCTATGGCAGATACGCCAAGCCTGCGCAGGCTTGGGCTGGACTTGGCGTATTGCTTACATGAGGAGACTGTAGCCCCAGAGGGGACTGTTGGAATTGTGGCCTTCTCTATACAGGAGGGGGCGGAGGGGTGGGGCGCTAGCCGCCTTGACTCATTCGTTGTTTTGCGGTGTACTACCGACCACGACCCCGAACCGATTGATGCGTTATTGAGATTTTCTGCCTGGTGTCTATGGCGATGGGGAAAGAGGTTCTTGCGTGGGAGAGTGTCCCCTGACTGCCCTATAATACCTGTTCCACCAGGCACAGTAACCGTTCCTAGTCTAACGCCAGTTGAGTGTGTGTGGAGGAGTGACGATGAGTGGAGAACTTGCGATTATCAGCGACGCGGGTTTTGTTTCAGGGCAAGATGGCGGGGTGACATTAGACCTTACTGTGAATATGCTGGGTGGGCCAGCCATAGCATCAGTTCCCTTCGTGCTAGGCGCGAACTTTGTAAGCGATGCGAGTATATGCAATGTCTATAGCATCGAAGGGATGGCTTGCATTGTAGAGACTATAGGCGACCACGTTCAGTTCGTTGAGCTATTCAAGCCTGTTGCACAATTACAAGGAGAGCAAAAATGATGTTTGGCACGGGAGAACATCTGTCTACTGAGGGATGGGACCCAGAATGCGCGGCTTTATGCCAGGCCATTAATTTAATTGAAGGCATAGAGACATGTGAATCTTGCTGCGGTCACGGGAAAAGCCCGTACAGAATTTGGTTCTACGCAAGGTGTCTCTGCCGCCTGCCATACGTGGCGTGTTGGTTTCAGTACGGGTGGCGGGTTACTGTACAAACAGACGACGATCTGTCGCCGGCGTGGTTTATGATTGAGGGACCTGCTGGGGCATACGACGAGGCCGACGAGATTGCTGGGCTGATTCGAGAAGTCATTCAAGGAGATGAAGATGTACAAACCTAAAGCCGGTGATCGGGTAGAGTTCGTTGGGGCTGATTGGTACTATGGTGCCGTGCTCACAGGAGACCGGGGGACGGTTATGGAAGACGACAAGGGCCTGGCCTACGTCTTGTGGAGGGATAAGCATAGCATCCCGCCGTGGTCTCTGTGTCGGCGCATAGATGAGGAGATAGTTATGCCAAAAGTGGGCGACAGGGCAGAAGTGGCATCTCCCACAGAGCAATGGCTAGACGCGTGCAAAGACTTTTATGGCCGCGTGTACTCCCACTGTACAAGCGCCAACATAGATAGTCTTGCCCACGAGTTGCACCGCAAGCACGTTGAGTTGTTCCCGCCACCAGAAACCAAAGACCCCGTTTGTCCTAAGTGCGGTTGTGGCGAAACAACTGTATGGTATTGTGACGGTAAGCGCCTAAATCCAGAAGCTCTTTGCTTCAAGCGCGCTCGTGGCGATGAACATATGCACCGCTTCTGTGCAAATTGTGACTATGAGTGGCTAGAACCGTGTCTGGATGCGAAATGATGGACACAGCCAACACGGAAACTGCGCGGGCAATAGTGGCACAGAATATGTTCAGATACATCGTGCACTTAGAGAAGGCCCTGGAGAGAATAGCGACCGTTTACGATTGGCACGGCAAGATACCCGACGATAGTTACGTAGGTGAGAGCGTTGCGCTCTACGATTGCATTGATATTGCTAAAGAGGCATTGAGTACATGATCTGGCACGACACCCTCATCCGCGAATGGGCCGAAGCAGGCGGAGTAACCCCATACGACGCCAACTGCGTCAATCCCGCGTCACTGGACTTGAGGCTGGGCAACAAGTTCATAGACCTGGCAACGATGTTGCCGTTTACCGCGGAGAAGATAACACTCGTTCACGGCGACGCTATTCTGGCGACCACGTTAGAGTACATCAAGATGCCCGCCAACATTGCCGGAAGCATCTACCTGAAATCGACATTGGCACGCCGGGGGTTGGACCATTCCCTGGCCGGATGGGTTGATTGCGAATTTTCGGGGACCCTGACGCTTGAATTACACGCTCACCGTCCCATTGAACTGTACGCAGGCCAACGTGTGTTGCAGATGGTGTTTCATGTGACTGTTGGTATTCCCTCTGTGGGTTATCGTGGACGTTACATGGGGCAGACAGGGCCTACACCAGCACGACTTGACACAGTGCCGTAGCTGTGCTATAATGGGGGCAGAAGAAGTCTTTGCGCAAAGAGATGCCAAGG